GTATCTCAAACACCAGTAATATCAACGCCTTTGAGGGGTAGTCCTCTCTTTTGGGTGGTCACCTATACGATTTGGGTGGTCACCCTTTCTTTTTTAAGGAATTAACATGCATTTTCAAGAAAACTTTCCGGTGGATCAACTGATCCCCTATGCCCGTAATTCTCGGACACACAACGAAGAACAGGTCACACAAATTGTGGCCAGCATCAAGGAGTTTGGATTCACAAACCCCATTCTGATTGATAAGGACAATGTCATCATTGCCGGTCATGGCCGGTTAATGGCCGCCCAAAGGATGGGCCTGAAAACGGTACCCGTCATCCAACTGCCCCACCTGACAGAAACGCAACGCCGCGCTTTGGTCATAGCCGACAACAAAATTGCAATGAATGCCGGCTGGAACGAAGAAATGCTCCACTTAGAATTGGAGGATTTAAAGGAAGAGGATTTTAATTTGGACCTGTTGGGCTTTAATCCGGACGAATTGAAAGAGATTGAACTGTTCGGGGAAACTAACCCAGAGGTCTCTGACAAGGATGATGAGGTACCTGAACCACCCGAAGAGCCGATTACCAAAAGAGGCGATGTTTGGATTTTGGGTAAACACCGGTTGATTTGTGGGGACACAACCATGATTGATGATATCAAAAAGCTGATGCAAGATGATATCGCCGATATGATCTTTACCGATCCCCCCTATAATGTGAACTATGGGGCCACAATGAAGGATGCGCTCCGGTACCATTCCAGTCCCAATCACGATCGGCGGATCATGAACGATAACTTGGGCGAGGACTTTGGCCAGTTCTTGACAGACAGTTTATCCAATATGTTGATGTATTGCCGGGGGGCCGCTTATGTATGTATGAGTTCCTCAGAGCTGCATACCCTTTACAATGCGTTTGTAGCGGCAGGGGGTAAATGGTCCACCTTTATCATTTGGGCCAAAAATACCTTCACCTTGGGTCGGTCAGATTACCAACGGCAATATGAGCCTATCCTTTACGGTTGGGTTAAAGATAAAGAACACCACTGGTGTGGGGACAGAAATCAGTCCGATGTTTGGGAATACAACAAGCCCGTCCGGAACGATTTGCACCCGACTATGAAACCGGTGGAGCTGGTTATGCGGGCCATCGAAAATAGCTCCAAACTGGGGGATATTGTTTTGGATGGATTTGGGGGCTCTGGATCCACGCTGATTGCCTGTCAAAAGCTAGGCCGAGTCGCTCGAGTCGTCGAATTAGATCCGAAATACTGCGATGTGATCATCAAACGCTGGGAAGAAATGACTGGCAAAAAGGCTGTTCTGTGGGAGAATGAAGAATAGTCGGACAATATGCTGAAAAGAAAGTTGCAGGCGCATATTGGCGGTATTTTCCCGCATCATTTGGCTGATTTTTAATTATCATTATTTATCAAGTAGTTATTGTTAAAAATAATGCAGAAATAACTGGATATAAATTCGAATAAGAGCGATTGTTGTGTTGTAAGCAAAGGCATGATGGCCCGCGCAAAAACTAAAATAAAAGGATACGAAATGAAGACAGTTAAAACTTACATGGTCAGAAAGCCCGCAGACCTCGACGAAGTAAAGAGCATAACCAGAGCCAACAGCGACAGACTTGAAACTGTGGCGGTGGTTGAAATCATTAACCTGACACCAGCCGAACATAAAAGAGTATGCAAGAACCCATTAAACGACTACGGCTTCTTAAAAGGCAAAGGCGGCTACTCTAGTGAGCATGAATATCGCCAGGTGGTTGAGATTACAGCAGACGGCCAACCGACACTTTACGCCGACCCGTCTGGTTCAAGCTACTGCCGCTACTTAGGCATAGAGGTTAAATAAGGAGGTCGATATGATGAATAAAAAAGCAAACCTGAACCAAGCCTTTAAAGAGCTCCGTAAGCTCGGATATTTTGCAAGACAAAACTTTATGTGCTGTCAATCCTGCGCTTGGGCCGCGGTACCGATGGATGCCAAAAAGGTGGTCTTTTACCACAGGCAAGATACCGAGGAATTAAACAAGACCGGTGAATGTTACCTTGCCTGGTCCGGTGACCGGGACGAAATCGCCGAGGTCTTGGAACGCAACGGGGTCTTAAAGACAAAGCCCGAGGACGAAGGCAAAAGATTTGAAATCAGCATTAACTAGAAAGGAAAAACAATGACTGAGATTTTAAAGACACAAAACAAAACCTGGGGATTTTGGGGAACCGCCAGCAACCATATAGAACATAAAAAGGAAATGCAGGCATTTTGGGATAAGGCCGCCGAGATAATCCAATCCAAGGGCTTAACCCCGCAACAAACCTTAGGGCTGATGGACAGTCGCTGGGGCCGCCACATCGCTGACGAGTTTGCCGAAGAACTCAGCACTAACCTGGAAACATTCGCCTCAGTATTTAAACGGCAAATGAGCACGATCCGCCTGATTAAGGAGTTCCGCTATTATGTGGACCCGAAAGCATTCCCGGACGTAAAGCCTCGCGCTTATGAGAATTTCGCCAAGGATTTAACCAAACTCTGCAAGACCTACGGCGTAACGATTAAATGCATCGGCGGCGTGGTCCTGCACTCGCAAGACGAACTGAAAAAGCTCCTTGGTTATAGCTCAGATTTAGATAGCGGTGATATTTACCCGATTTGGAAGGATTAAAAATGTATAAGAATGTACCCAAAACATTACAGATAAAAATAAAAAAGGCCGCCGATATTATTAACAGCCACAATGGGGTTGTAGATACGATGTTGGTCGCAAAGGGAAAAGATTTTTATGGATATCAGCCTTATCCCCAACCGAAAAAGGAACCTGCTTCTAAGGTGCCTAAAGAACGGATGGAGGAACTCAGCCACGCCTTCGAAGAAGCTCAAAAAGCACTTACAAAAGAGAAAGTTGAACTTCTTGTTTGTTTTGTATCCTTAAAAGAAGGAGGCGTAGCGGTCTTTGTAGCTCAAAAAGCAGTTGATCGCCGGCTGAGCGTTTTTGAAGAACTGAAAAAAATGGAGGAACACCATGCCAAAATATCCTGATATTACGGTCCAGCTGACCGGTAAAGACGGGAATGCATTTAATATATTAGGTATATGTTTGCGGGCGATGCGCCGGGCCGGATTAAGCCAAGAAGAACGCGATACCTTTCAGGCGGAAGCAACATCCGGCAATTATGACCACTTACTTGCCACCTGTATGGAATGGTTTAACGTAGAATAATTGGAAATAAAAAAACTGGGATTTTTTGAAAAATCCTAGTTTTTTTGTAAAATCCCAGTCGCTACGCGTTGGCCTTTAGATAATAAGTCCGGATGCCATCCTTCTTTTCAGAGGTCAACTTTACGTCTGTTTGCTTTTTAACAAACAGGGACATGGCCCCACGCACGGAGTTTTCTTTCCAGTTCAGCTGAGTGGCTATCTCTTTTAAAGTAGCCCCTTCCGGACGGGACAGCATGATAACCATCATGGCGTTTTTATAATGGACGGAGAGATTTTTTACGGTCCTTGTGTCCTCCTCTGACAGGGTTGCCAAGGCTTCAGTTAATTTATTTCCAAGCTCTTTATCTGTAATAACTTGAGAGGTAGGTTGTTTCTTTTTTTGTGTTGTCATTTTTGATCCTTTCTGTTGAATGTTTAACACGACTACAATGAATGCTTGGAAATAAAATTATATCCAGTAAATAATGCAAAAAAGTGAAGAAATATGGGAAAAAAAGTATCACTTCGGGAATATGCCCGGATACGGGGGGTCCAGTTGAGCGCTGTACAAAAGGCAATCCACGCTGGTCGCATCCAAACCCAACCAAATGGGAAAATTGATGTGGATGAGGCCAACCGAGACTGGTTCATGAACACGGATCCGGCCAAAAGTCATAAAACGGACCCATTGTTCCAGGAACAGGAACCGCAGGTTGCCTCTTTTCGGCAAAATGCCAATACATTTCAGCAGGCAAAAACAGCCGATGTTTATTACCGGGCTATGTTGGCCAAAGCCAAATGGCGGATGATTACAGGGGAAACGATAGACCGTAAAAAAGCGGGCGCTTACGCCTTTAATTTGGGGCGCTCTTTAAGGGATTTATTTATTGCATTTCCCACACGATACGGGGCATTAATTGCCTCAGAACTGGGAACAGATGAACACAAAACGGTGACGATATTAGATGAATATGTCAGAAAACTTTTATCAGAAAGCAAAGACCTCATCAACCGAGAGCTTTGATGCAAATGCCTTTATTGATGCTGAATTTTTTCGTGGGGTAGAACCGGATTCTTATATGTCGGTATCGGATTGGGCTGATGCATACCGGATTTTATCCAGTAAGTCTGCCTCGGAGCCTGGGCGCTGGCGAACAGAACGTACTCCTTATTTGAAAGAAATCATGGATTGCCTGTCGCCCAGAAGCCCCATTCAAAAAATTGTCTTTATGAAAGGGGCGCAGATCGGCGGGACAGAATGCGGTAATAACTGGATCGGCTATATTATGCATAAAGCCCCCGGTCCAATTATGGCAGTCTCCCCTACGGTGGAAATGGCTAAACGTAATTCCAAACAACGGATTGATCCACTGATTGAGGACTGTCCCCCTTTAAAAGGGATTGTCAGCTCTCCCCGTTCCCGGGATAAAGGTAATACCATGCTGTCAAAGGACTTTCAGGGGGGCGTGTTAGTGATGACCGGAGCAAACTCGGCGGTGGGCTTGCGTTCCATGCCGGCCAGATACTTATTTATGGATGAAATTGATGGTTATCCGCATGATTTAGATGGTGAAGGTGATCCGATCCTGTTGGCTGAGCGGCGGACGGCTACCTT